AAAAATGCTCTTGACGAAGAATCATACAACGACTTCATGGAAGCAATGAAGAATCCTGGGATAACAGCAGCAGCTATCTGTCGTGCACTAAAAGATCTTGGTGTCGAAGTATCTGTAATGAGCATACAAAGATGGAGGCAGAAGTGAGTAGTAAGTTCCAAGAGTCTGTAGAGTTGCAGAATGAAATTGCAGAACTTAGGCGTGCTCTTAAAACAAGCCAGCTTGCAGAGTCAAGATCAAAGATCAAGTCTCAAGGGATCATTGATGCGGTATATCGTGCTGCAAAGGATGCGTCTCTCGCTACGGGCAATGCACGCAGAGCACCGGCGCTACCAAAGAAAGATGTACGCAAAGGTAAAACGGAGGTAGCACTTGTTCATGCCACTGATTGGCAATGTGGAAAGAAGACTCAGTCTTACGACATCGCAACTCTCTCACAAAGAATGGAAGAGTTTGCAAACAAAGTACTTGAACTTACTGATATCCAGCGTGCGCATCACCCTGTAAAGGAATGCGTTCTTATGTTTGGTGGCGACATGGTGGAAGGTGTGTCAATCTTCCCCGGCCAAGCATACGAAATCGAAGCACACTTGTTTGAGCAGTTGTTCGAAGTCAGCCGGATCATGGAGCAGATGGTGCGCACATTCTCTGCATACTTCGAGAAGGTTCATGTTGTGTGTGAATACGGAAACCATGGACGCTTGGGTCGCAAGGGTGACATGCCAGGTGGAGACAACATTGACCGTGTTGCATACAAGATAACTAGCGAACGCACAAGCGATCTGAAGAATGTGACATGGCAACAGTCTGGCGACTGGCACCAGATAGTCACAGTTGGAAAGTATCGCGCGTTACTTGTACACGGCGACGAGATCAACAGCTTTGGTGGCAACACACCAGCGTTCGGTATCTTGCGTAAGTGCAACGCTTGGTCTACTGGTGTAGTAGATGAGTTCCAAGATGTGTACATGGGACACTTCCACACACCTATGACATTGACCATGGCTAACGCCGGTCGTATCTTTGTGTCCGGATCACCGGAGTCACATAACGAATATGCCCGTGCGTTCATCGCAGCGGTAGGTCAGCCGTCCCAACGCCTTCACTTCGTTGACCCTGTAAAGGGCAGAGTGACAGCAGAATACACATGTTGGCTTTAATCACGCGTGTGTGCGCGTGCGTATATGATGGGGTGATCCCGCGATCCCCCGTTTGTGGGGAGAAACTAGACGATGCCGATGAATGAACCGCTCACCTATATATACGTGACGTGGAGAGACGCGCACTCCGGCACCGTCACATGGACACAGCCATCGGAGATTGATCCGGAGCCGTGCATTGTGAGAACGTCTGGCTTTCTTCTGGCTGAATCAGAAGGTGGGAAACCAGAGCACATCACCGTGTTCCAATCAATCACACCAGATGGTGATGTTGACCATGTACTTCACATCCCGGTCAAGATGGTGGTGGATTTCAAGTGCATCCAAGTTGACTTTGACGCCGGGGTTGTCATAACTAGGAACAGCTAGTAGCGTGATCCCACCCACAAGGAGGGAACATGGAAGAGAACAGATATCAAATTACAAAGCCGACGCACGGTAGCCAAGAATGGTTGCTTGCTCGCTGGCAAGATGACAAGGGTCGCAAGCGCATTGCCGCTTCTACCGCAGCAGCAGTACATGGTGAACATAAGTACATGACACCCGGCGATCTTGCTACCGAACTGTTGGCAAGTGAACCACCAATGCCAAAGCCACCGACCCAAGCAATGGAGCGTGGCAACCGCATGGAACCAATGATCATTGAATGGGTTGCAGACGAAGAACGTATTGAGTTGTTCACACCCAATGAGTTGTATTGCTACGACGATGGTCGTGCCCGCATGGTCGCCACCCTTGACGCACAAGACGGAACAGGAACACCATTTGAAATCAAGACGATCAACAAGAAGTGGGACGGCAAACTCCCACCACATTGGTACTGGCAGGGAGTGCAGCAGTCCATCTGTTCAGGCATGCGCGACATTGAATGGCGTGTCTTTGACAGCGACATGGTTATCCACCGCTATAAGCAAACCGTTTCGTCTGACGAGCGCCAAGTACATATCGAGGCAGTTGCAAAGTTTCTTGAGGCGATTGACCTAGGTGATGTACCTGATACGGCAATCATGTCGTACGAAAACATGAGCGAACTGTATGCCAAGTCACTACCAATGCAGGTGGAACTTCCAAGTGAGGCATCACTAATGATCGCTGACTTGGATAAGGTGAAGCAAGGTATCAAGGCGCTGGAAGAAAGAGAAAGTATTCTCAAGGCGGAACTTGGGAAGCTACTGCAGGAAGCAGAAGAAGGTGTGATCGACGGGGAGGTCGTGATCACCTGGAAGGAACAGAAGCGTACATCGTTTGACTCAACCCGATTTGACAGAGAGCGTCCGGAGTTGGCAAAGTTGTATAAGAAGGACACGAAGTTTCGTGTAATGAAAACCAAAGGAAGGAAATAACAATGGCATCATTCAACCTAGATAACTACGAGACCGTAGAAGATCGACTCGTTAAGTTTTGGAACGAACATCAGGATGGAAGAATCCTTACGTCTGTCCACTACTACGACGACAACCGTATTCTTGTGCGTGCAGAGATCTACTTCAACCGTGAAGATGATCGTCCTGTATCAACCGGATACGCAGAAGAACTTCGTGGTGCATCTCCAGTCAACCGGACAAGTCATGCCGAGAACGCAGAGACCAGCGCAATTGGGCGCGGACTGGCCAACTGTGGCTACGCAGCTAAGGGTTCACGCCCTAGTCGTGAGGAGATGGAGAAGGTACAGCGCATGGGTTCCACACCTGCACCATCAAAGCCAGTTGACAATCGTTCAACAGATGAGATCATCAATGGACTCATGGATACCTTTGGTGCTGAGAAGGTTGACAAGCCAGCACCAGTTATCAAGAACCCAGGTGACTCTGCATCGGATAAGCAGATCAACATGATCCGTGCAATCCTGTCAGGTCAGGGCATTAAGGGTCAGGAAGTATTGGAACTGTGTGGCGCAACCATCGGTCGTGAGTTGGATAGCTTTGACACCTTGACCAAGGGCGAAGCATCAATACTTATCACCAAGTTCAAATGACATTCGACGAATGGATGAGGGTCGGCCTGGACAATGGCTGGGCTGGCCCTCCCGTTTGTTACACGCATGACGGATTGCCTTGCTCGCTTGAAGAGGAAGAACTAGACGATCATTGCATGCATGTCATCCGGTTATACGAAAGCAACGAACACAAGCTGAAGGTTGAGGACAACCACAGTCCTTCAGTATGGAGGAACAGCTATGACAGATGAAAGGAAAGGATACTGTGAAGGCAACAAAGACAAGTGCAACTCTGTGGGATGCCCCCTATTCGGGACGCTCGGACGACCGGGTCGTGACGGTGCGCGTCGGATTAGAAACTGTGGTGACCCTGCAGCTAGGGGTAAAAGGAACCGCACTAAAGGCGATTCGAAAGCGCGTCGAGCCCGTAAGAAACTTGGGTTGGGCGGTCACCTTACCCGTCACGAGGAGAACTGGGGTGGTGCTTTTCGTTGCGAGATCAAGGCAGGCGCTCAGGTTGGTCCGATTTGGACGAGGTTCAGGGATGCTAAAGCCCAGAGTGACACGGCTAAATCGTTGGGCGATAATCGTCCGTTTGTAATGGTGGCTATGCCTGACGGTACGACCGAGGGTGTGGTGCTCATGACACTAACAGAATTCACGGAAGTTGTAAGCCTTATTCCATAAGGGTTAGAGAAGGAAACTATAATGGGAGGGAACGATGAAAAGAATTGCTCGGTGCTGCATTGCACCACTCTTACTACTCGGAGCTATGACAGCGGAAGCAAAAGCAGCTGGAGCTCCGGAGCCCCTAAGCTCACCTGCACCTGTCGGGACGCGTGCGGATGTGAGGTCATTGACGACCCCGATCCAATTCCGACATGGGGATATCTCATGGTTGAGGGATCTAGCCTTGGCCGCTGGGTGGAAGGAACATCAGCTCAAGAGACTGGGTCACATAATCCTGAGGGAGTCTGGAGGGTGCCCCAATCGTAGGGGCGGTGACGTGGTTGACAAGAACTGCAACGTGACCAGCGTGGCTAGATGGAACCACAGGTCTGACACCGGGTTGTTGCAGATCAACGGCGTTCACTGGAAGCAAGACCATGCTCAGTATCACGGCCTAGTCTGCAAGCAGATGAAGGTATGCGATCAGGATAAACTACTTGACCCACTAACAAACTTAAAAGCTGGGCGACTCCTGTTCGAAGTAGCTGGATGGAGTCCCTGGTTCACGAACTGAGGACAGATGACAAGTCAGAAACGAAGGGAACTTATGGCTGAGATACTCGACGAGTGGAAGCTAGTAAATAAAAAGTTTGAGTGGACAGACAAGGCTGCATGCAAAGGCATGACAGAGATGTTCTTTCCGGAGAAGGGTGATGCCGACGGTACTGTCAACAAAGCAAAAGCTGTATGTGCTACATGCTCAGTCAAGGATGACTGTTTGGAATTTGCGTTAGACAACTCGTTCGCCTATGGTGTGTGGGGTGGCATGAGTGCACGCCAACGAAAGACTTACAAAGCAGAACTAAGAAGGGCAAAGCGATGATCAACACACATGCGCTGCTTAATGCATCAAAGTTTCTACGACGTGTGTATGTTGGAAGAACAGAAGAGCAGGCACTACACGATACGCTCGAAGCAATCGACACAGAGATACACAGACAGCTAAGGGAGAAAGCTAATGAAGCCAGAAAACATAGATCTATTCATTGATCGTTTGTGCGGTGTGTTCCCAAAGGACAACGTCGCACGCAACACAGTCAAGCGAGCATGGGGTGCAGATGAGTTCTTGCTCCGTGCATCGATAGAGGACGGCAGGAAATGCCTGTCAATACTAGAGAAAGACAAAGGGTTTCCGTCACTCAATAGGGTGAAGGAAGTACTGCGCGGTCTAGCTCCGGTCAAAGAACACTCAAGGTACTGCAACAAGTGTGAAGGTACAGGGTGGGACACAGGCATGCGCCTTAAGCGTGACTACTCCAAAGAAGATGAGACATGGATCATGGTGCGTGAGCCATACCAAACAGAAGAGATGAACCACATGTACACAGCAGTACTGCAATGCTCATGCAAGAAGGAGGAGATCGAAGCTTATGACGCAGAGACAATGGAAATGTCCTATCTGTGAGATGACTCTCACTACATACATTGAACCAAAGGGTTCCCCGATATGCTTCAACAAGAACAAACATTCATCTGTAGCAATAGAGATGGTAAGCAATGAGAAGGAGAAGAAACATGGTCGCTCTTACAGAGACTGACAAAGATCAGGTAGAGAATCTACTTACAGAAATACTTACGCTTGCATTACTTGCAGCACCACACATCCGGCCGTTGATAACAGACATAGCTATTGGTGTTGCTGATCTGTTACCGGAAGAAGCTGTTGAACGTAGCAAAGACTACGCACAGTACAGAGCTAAAGAGATGAGTGAAATCTGGTAGACCTACCGCTACCGCTACCACTACCGAAGTAGTCGTGTAGGAAACCGCCCTCCCCCGTCGTCGGGGTGGGGTGGGGCGGTATTTGGCGGCGAGTTGCGAGATCGGCGGGGCGGTGCTATCGTGGATCGGGCGAGGCAGTCCGCTTCGCAATTAGCAAAGGAGTTATTATGTCTAGTGCTTTTAGTGATGTCGTTGGTCTCAATGACATTTCGTACAACCTCTACTTGGAAAGCCGTGCCATTGGTCGTGACCATGAGTGGTCTTTCCGTTATGCTACGAACCCTGAAGCAATGTGTGTTTATTGCGAAAGTTTCCGTAGTGACGAGGAAGTTATGAACCGTACTTGCTATGAATGCACTTACGGTTGGATGAGTAAAAAGATGTAGTTCTCTACTGGGTCTTACCCCTTTCTACCCCAGTAGATGAAAGTCCGCTAACACTTACGGACTATATGGCTGACATACCCATACAAGTTAGCGAGTATGTCACTCATTGCTTCTATGCCATGAGTACCTAGGGTTGGTATCCCCAAACCGCAACCCTCTGACCCTAGGTATTCACGGGATACAAGCGACCCTTGTGTCCTTACCAAAAACCAATACAACAAGGGAGAAAAAGAAAATGGAAGAAATCACTAATGCGTTTACCCCACTTGATCCATTGGGTCAATGGGAACAAGCAGACTTTGCTCTAGCCAATGGGCTTGGGAGAGTTCTGTTCTATGGTGCGCCAGGAACTGGTAAGACATTCTACGCAATGAATTACCACCTCAACGGCAAGCCTTCTTACCGTCTCATCTGCAACGACGAGATGACTGAAGCACATATCCTTGGTATGTGGAAGCCAACACTTAGCGACAATGGTCATTTGACCCATACATTCCAAGAAGGTGTAGCAGTAAAGGCTTGGAGAACTGGTGGTCGTTTGGTCATTGACGAGATCAACCACGCTAACAGCGCTGTGACTAGCGTTCTTATGGCAATGATCGACACTAGCCATAGTTCCTCTTGGCAAAACCCAGAGACTGGTGAGATCGTCAAGCCACATGAGGACTTCTCAGTCGTTGCCACTATGAACGGTGAGCCTGAGGATCTTACTCGTGCTATCCAAGACCGCTTGGTAGTTCAGTTAGAGATCAACCAGCCACACCCTGACGGTGTTGCTTCTTTGCCTGAATACCTACGAGACATTGCGCTTTCGTTCGGTAGTCGTACTGGCAAGGATCGTTACTCGTTGCGTAACTTCGTAGAGTTCGCTGACCTTTACGGCAAGACGGGTAACCTTCAGCACTCTGCCCAAGTGTGCTTGCCTCGTATCCAAGAAACACTTGTAGACACCATTGCTCTTGCAAAGGTAGGTGCGTAATGACTACGACCCTAGAACTTGCTAAGAGCGTTGAGCAAAACCTCAACGACTACAAGAAGCTTGGCTTTGACATGGATAAGGCTTGCCTTTATGGCGTTGATGGTGAAGGGCTTATCGTTCTTTGCGATAAGAACGGTGATGTCTATGAACTTCTTGAGGACGGTTGTATTCCTGACTACCTCACGGTTTACAGCCACATCGCAGTAGCCACTACTGGTTGGGCTTCACCGATCACAGAGGGAGAGGACAATGACCTACCGCCATCACAGCATAAAGACCGTAGGCGTGTACGCCTTGTGGTTCTTGCCGACAAGGACAGCATGGCTAGTGTCTTGCGCTTTAGCGATGAGCCTGATCGTGTTATCACCGATGAGGGCAAGGCTCTTGGCGCATTGGCTGACGCTATCAACGAAGCAACCAACAGAGCACCTAGTGCTAAGCCTTGGGACTTCTTGGTAGGTGATGACAATGACTAACAGCCAGCACACACTTGTCCCTGAAGCGTTGCGTCAGAGACCTGATCTACCTCATAACCGATATCAAGCAGGCTCTACGCCTATGGATATCTCAGGGGTATCAGTCACCTTTGGCACACCGACTAAGGCTCACACATACTCTGCCCCTACTGGTGAAGGTGATGTAAGTCGTAGGCTTAGGCGCTTTGCCCTTACGCTTACTCGCTTTCAGTTACCCAAAGCCAAGGCTCTAGCAAAGCGTTGGGGTGTAACCGATAGCGCATTATCAGCAACGACCAACATCATTACGGCTAAGGCTTTCGCAGAAGCCTTTAGTGATGATCCTACTAACGGCACTATCAACCCTGATGTGTTGATCTCGTTGCTCAATGAGCCAAACCCCAAGCCCGAAGTATTTATGAAGGCTTATTCCTTCATAGATACTGGTGTCTATCAGCAAATACTCAATGGCATTACCGACCCAGAGCAAATGATCTATATGCGTAGTGTCAAAGATGATGTGATTAGTCACTTCATAACTGGTTGGCGTTGGTTATACATGAAGGACATCAACTCAACTTCCGCATACCGTAGGAAAGAAGGCAAGAGGTGGTATAAACACTTGGCTTCTTACCTAGATCACAAAGCCAATGACGGTGCTAGCGAGTTCTCTGAAGCACAGAAGTCTGAGCGCAAAGGTGACAAGCAAGACGGTGAAGCACGTAGGGGTAAAGCCCAAGTGGCAGAGGGTGACGGTTGGTATCCGCTCTTTGTTTCTAAGCCTGACTTGCCCCTAAACCATACGGGCAAACTCGGTAGGCGAGAGATCGCTTGTGACGAAGGCTCTGTGCCTAAGTACCTAACTCGTTGGGTTACTGACCCTGAGCGTAGGGTTTACAGTCGCAAGACCAAGTCTCTTGGTGCTGTTGTAGTCATGGACTGTTCAGGATCTATGTCTCTTAGTGAGCGTGACCTTCAGCAACTCATGGACAATACGGCAGGGGCTACTGTGCTTTGCTACTCAACTGGTAGTAGAGCAGACGAGGAAAACCCAAACGCTTGGATCGTTGCCCGTAAGAACAGGCAGGTTAGGCGTTTGCCTTCATTCCCTGGGGGTAATGGCTGTGACGCACCAGCGTTGCGATATGCCCTTACGCTTAGGGATACAACCAAGCAACCTATCGTTTGGGTTACTGACTATGGCGTTACTGGCAAAGGCGATTACAGCAATGACGATCTGATCAACGAGTGTAAGGCTTTGGTCAAGCGTCACGGCATTATCGTTCAGCCTGATATCAGATCAGCAATAAAGAAACTTACTCAACTACAAGGAAAGGCATAGGCTAATGGGTAAGAAATCAAAGAAGGCAAAGTTCCCAATAAAGGGTAAAGACTTTAGGAAGTGGTTGTACGACTACCTTCCTACTGCCGATATCTACCACGACAACGAAGGTCAAGTGCTTATTTACACAGGTCTCATAGAGACCAACGGAGACAACTACAAGGAGATGGACTAATGGATAACAACGAGAAAGACCTAATGGCAGAACTAGAGGGCATTATCAACAATGCAGGTAGTGACTATCTAGACAAAGCAGAACAAGAGGCTAAGCATGTCTTTAGCGAGATGTGTAAAGCCTTTGACGCTGATCTACCCAAAGACCTAGAGACAATTCTCTTGGGTATTCAGAGGGTTGATGATGAAGAGGAGATAGCCGAAGCCAAAGCAGGTATGCGCCCTTCGGTCAAGTCTCAATTCCTAGAGGGTCTTGACGATCCTGAAGCCCAATGTATGAGGGTCAAACCCATTATTGGAGAGATAGAGCCTGACAACTTTATCGACATGCTTCATGACACCGAGACAGCAATGCTTCTTAGTGCTTGGTTTGAGCCAACCTCGTTGGTCTCTAGGGTCAAGCGCAACGGAGTTACCCTTCATGTAATGGCTTTGCCTAACTCTATTTGCTACATCAAGACCCTGCCTACTGGCGACAAGATCACCAAGTATTGGGGTAGTAAGCGTAATGCTGACGGCAAGATCGTTTACCCTGAGCCTTCAGACTTTGATGAGAAGTACGAGTTTGACCTTGTGCGAGGCACTTACAAGTACTTGGCTATGCCAATGGAGATGAAGCAAGATAGCCCAAAGGCTTACGAGACCTTGCTAGAAGCCATTAGCGAGAAGGTACAGCGTCAAGTCCGCAACTCTTTCGGTGATGATGACGATGAGGCTTAGCCTTACTAGCCGAGAGGTAATCGGGTTGATCATTGGCTTGCTGAACCAAGACGGTGAGGACAAGACCGATGGAGAAGTGTTAGACGAGATATGGCTAACGCTTGAGTACCACGGTTACGATGTCAAGATGTCCAGCCACAATGGGGAAGGGAGAACGGTATAGAACATTAGATGAGTAATGCTCTAGCTGTATTGGTATTAGTCATAGTGATTACACTCGTGGCTAATAGGTAAAGTGGCTAGACCCTAGTGCTAAGTGCTTACCCTGATCGGAGTGCTTGGCACTAGGGCTACCGCTACCGCTACGACTATGAGTTATGCGTAAAGGTTCTGCCACTTCCCCGTTCGGAGTGGGGTAGGGCTGTATTGGTGGTGGAATTGCGGCGAGTTGCGAAGTGTTGAGATCGGTGGTAGCGTTGATGTCGTGGCAAGTCCGCCACAATGACCTAAGGGTCACTAAGTAAAGGAGAATAAATTGGCAACTAAGCAAGAAGCCAAGAAGGCTGTCGGGGCGTTCGGTATCCTGACAGGGTCTAAGAAAACCAATGACGCTGTGTACTGTGCGAAAATGTGGCACGGTCAGAAGGTGTCAGAAGGTGACATAGTAGTCCTTCTAAATTGGAAGGGTCACCAGACATTGGTGGAGTTAGGCAAGAAGGTGGACAGTGTCCAAGCCGACCCAAGCAAGGGTCAAATGGGCTACGACCGTTACGAATTGGTACTGAATAAGTAGTACCCAATAAGTAATGCCCAACGGGCAGGTAGGTCTCTAGGAAACTAGGGGTCTGCCTGCCCACCCCCACCCCCCCTAGGGGGTAATACCCATCCTGTATATGTGTGTATTTGTTTTACAAACCACCGTGATATATGTGAACGCAAATACTAAACCACCTGTGTATGTGTGTGGCCGCTTCGAGGCGGCTTGAGGGATGTCTTGTTAGCTCCCCCCACGGTTCGCTCCTTCTAGAGCAGGTCGCCGTAGCCAAGTATTTAGCCGACACCAAGTTTGAGATTACGTTTCTCACGCCGCTCCTCTACATGACATAGAGGTCTACCCGCGTTCCCGCGTGTTCTTGACCCGCCCCGAGCGAATGGGGTACGTCCGTGCTACTTGCCAGTTGTGGGATAGATACTACACCCATGGTGTACAGTTGACAACATGCGCAATATAAATTTTTTTGGTAGCTTGGGAGACTTCAAAGACTCCATTGGTATGAAGCAACCACGCCGTGGAAAGAATGCCGACGCTCAACGCAAGACAGCAGAAGCTATGCCTCTTGTAATGCAGGACTTGGCCGAGATAAGGATCATTGAAGACAGCCTTCCACCAGATGCATTTCTTGGTCAGAGCATGAGGAACCGTAAAGCACAAGGTAAGAAGTTTGTATACGAGAACCGCTTGTACAAAACACAACCTAAGGGTGTTAAAGGAAACAAGCCAGGTAAGTAATGGCTAAGCCCAAGGACGTCTGGGGTTTACCAATCCCTAGTGCTAGCGATGTTGTCAGTTTTCTGAACAACGCCGTTAACGTTGGACGTCTTGCTTCTGGGGACAAACAAGCTGTCACCCCTGGAGATGCCGGGGTCCGCACTTTGGGCATGGGTATCTCAAAGACCAATGATTACCTAAACCCATATGCCAATACCACCAAGCAACTGCTGGGTATGGCCGCCGGGAATGAGGGGGCACAGGCCAAGTTCGCCAAGTCACTAGCTCGCGACGTTGCTATTACCGGAGCAGCTGTTGGGGCTGGCAAAGTTGCTGGCAAAGCAATTGCTGCAGTAGCAAATACTGGTGCTCCAGCAAGACTAAAGAACGCAATCACGGGTGATGCCATCCTTGTCCATGGTTCACCAGTTCAAAACCTAAAGGCAATTGAACCACGCGCTGGATCTGCTCGCTTCCCTGATAAAACAGTTGCGTTTGGTTGGAATCCTAAAGAGTATTTGCCAAACAATCCAACTCAAATGACAACTAATGCAATGAAACACACCGGGACTTTGTCTACGGCTCAGGCTGCTGGTTTTAGTAAAATTCGTGGAACAATGCCAGCAGCATCCCCGGGCGGAAGTGTCTATGTTGTTAAAGGAAAAACTTCACAGAACATAGTTACCAATAAAGACGAAAACTTTATGATGGCAATCAAAGATAAGATGCCAGTATTGCAAGAGTTTAAACTTAAAAACTATATAGTTTCTGAACCTAGTGCAATACGTGGAAACCCAAGCAACAATTATTTTGATGAACAGAAATTAAGGCAAGATATTATTGCATCTATAAAAGCAAGTGGTGGCAAAACTCAAAAGAATCCTGTTCAAAAAATGCTTGACAAACGTGAAGCAAAGAAGTTAGCTGAACGACAAAGAATTGCAAATCAAAACTCCGTAGTTTAAGGAACCAATGTCAAAAGGTAGACGGGCGATCTCGCCCGAGGATAGGGCTCTGTTTTGGCAATCCCTACAATCAGGTGTCTCAACTAAAGAAGCTGCACGTATTGCTGGCATCTCGTACAACGCTGCTGTTAAGTGGCGGGCTAAAGCCAAAGAGACTGAAGCTCGTATTGAAATGGAGAACCTCACCCTTGCCAAGCCAGGTGGTGGTCGTGGAAAGGTAGAGAAGGATCGCGTCGAGATGGTCTCGATGCCACCAGTTATCCCAGCTGGTCGTTTATCCGAACGTGCACAGCGTGGTCTAGAAGACTTCGACTATTTCCGTCGTGTGTATCTTGGACGTGTTCCGGCACCATGGCAGGTAGATGCTGCATACAAGATTGTTGCCATGCTTGAACATCCAGAGAAACAGTTCATGGTTCTTAACTGCCCTCCGGGTGCTGGCAAGTCAACCCTCTTCCACGACGTAGCTGTGTGGTGTATCGTACGCAACAGAGCAATCCGTGTGATGATTGGATCTATCAGTCAGACTCTGGCAAAGATGTACTCGCGCCGTATTCGTGAAACCTTGGAGCGTACGCAACCTTTACAACCGGATCCTGAAATGGTGGCTCGTGGTCTAGCATTGAATGCAGAAGCATGTCTATCAACTGACTACGGGCGGTTCCGTCCTAACCACGTTGGAGCATTATGGCGAGCAGAGGAGTTTGTAGTTGAACAACTGGGTACGGGTGGTCTGGACAATAAAGAGCCAACGGTTTCTGCTTACGGTATCGAATCTGAGTTTATTGGTCATCGTGCTGATCTGTGCCTTTTTGACGACGTAGCCTCACCAGAGAACGCAAAGGAATCAGTAGCTCGTGACAAACTCATCGAACGATGGGACTCCATGGCAGAGGCCCGCGTCGACCCGGGCGGCATGCTGGCTGTTATCGGACAAAGACTTGGACCTGGAGATCTTTACGCTCATTGCTTGGCTAAGGTCTCGTACGAGGTGGATGACTATGACGGAACAGACGTTACGGACATATCAGAAGAAGTCGAGCCAGTCAAAACCCACAAGTACCACCACCTCATCTACAAAGCGTATTACGAAGAACTAGACAGCGGCCCAGCTTCGCGCAAGCAGACAGCCCCGGCATGGCCAGATGGTCCATTACTGGAGCCGTTCCGTCTTTCGTGGAAGGACTTGTCGTACATTAAGCACAGCTCCCCATCTAAGTTTGAGGTGGTCTACCAGCAAAAGGACATGGCTGAGGATCACTACCTAATCAACCGAGTATGGGCAACTGGTGGTCTTGGCCCAGACGGAGTTGACTACCCGGGATGTATCGACAACGATAGACAGCCAGGCTGGGTGCCGGAAGGTTTGACCCCACCGATCATTTCTATTGCCAGCGTCGACCCGTCACCAACAATGTTCTGGGCTATCCAATGGTGGCTATACCAACCAGAAACTAACCTTCGTTATCTCATTGACGTAGAACGAATCAAACTGACAGCCGAGGATCTTCTCGGATACGACACCGGCAGCAGAACCTTCGGTGGAATCATGGAGGAGTGGCAGAACAGGTCCTGGGAATACGGCTATCCAATTTCCCATTGGGTCGTAGAAATTAACGCGGCTCAACGATTCCTCCTAGCTCATGACTTCGTGCGCAAGTGGCAGGCACTACACGGCGTAAACGTGGTTCCACACACTACAGCACGTAACAAGTTCGACGAGAACCTTGGTGTTGAAGCTTTGCTGCCTCCGTTGTGGAGAACCGGACAGGTTCGAATCCCCACTATGCGTGGCAACTGGAAGACTCTTGCCTTTGTGGACGAGATGTGTTCATGGACACGAGACAAGAAGAATGGAACCGACTTGGTTATGGCGCATTGGTTCGCAGAACTGCACGTTCCGCAGTTGCGTCCGACCAAAGAACCCCCTAGACTTTGGAGACCGTCTTGGATTTAGCTTGTGGTACTTTAGATGTAGCGCAAACACGGAGACAAGATGGCATCTTCTAAGAAAAATAAAACACCACAGGACCAGGCTATTGCCGCTAAGCGTGTTGAATTTGTTAAAGCTAATCCAAACCTAGACCCAGCAGAAGCTCGCAAACGTTTTTTCGTGCAGACTCGCGCAGCAGAACTGCAAGCAAAGGGTGTTGAGGTAACCAAGCAGAAGCGTCAAGAGCTTCGTCAGAAGTTTGCGTCTGGTGGTGTGCAGCGTCAGGGCTTCTATACTCCAGGTGACTTGCAGCGCATTGCTGCAGCTAAAGCAAATACTGGATCAACTGGTGGATCAACTGGTGGATCAAGCAATGTACCATCCGGAACATCTTCAGTTCGACCACAAGATCTTGCTGATTACAAGAACACGGTGTACAGCAACCTAGCAAAAGAAAACACGGCTCGTCGTCCCGTAGCACCAAAGGCTACAACCAGTAACAAGTTTGATGAACAGTCTTTTAACCCTAAAGAGTTTCTAAAGAGTCCATTGGCCAAAGGTATTGCTGGTTTTGCAAAGGGAGCATACAAAGCAGTTGAGGGTAGCGCAGAATCTTTTAATGCCACGTTCATTAACCCAACAGTAAACCTTGTTGGTGGAGCTATTGGCAAAAACCCGAACCTTCGTCAAGCTGGCAAAATGGAAGCTGCTGTAAATACTTTGGGTGTAGTTGCCGACATAGCCACACTTGGAGCCAGCAGGGTGTATACCACCACAGCACTTACTGGCAGTAAGACAAGATTGCTCCAGGTTGATCCTTCGGTTCGACTTGGACCAACCTCGGTCAAGCTTCCTAAGCCTACTGCTTCTGCAACAAGCAAGGGGCCATCAGCTGCTCCTATTGGTGCAAGAATGAAAGCTGCTACACCAGTAAAGTCTTCTACCCCTAAAGCTGGAGTTAAAACTGTTAAGTCAGCAGATGGTGTTCCAGCATTCTTGAAGACAGCTGATGCACCTAAGCCTGCTGCCGCAGCAAAAGCAAAGCCTAAAGCAACTCCAAAGCCTAAAGCTAGTGCTGCTCCAAAGAACGCAGCTGGAAAGCCTTATCAAAGAATGAGGGACATTGACTTTGACGCAAAGTTTGGAACACCAGCAGAACAGAATGCTGCGCGTAGGGCCGCAGGAGCTGATCAAGTAGCTGATGCAATGAACAAGATGGGCCCATCAAATGTGATTGATCTTGGTAATTCCAAGAAAGTTTCAGTATTTGAAGATGGTGCAAGCGATGTTCCATCCGCCTTAAGGGATTTGATGTCTGGTCCAAAGGCAGCACCAAAACCTAAAGCAGCACCAAAACCAAAAGCAGCTTCAAAACCAAAAGCTTCCGCAGCTAAACCAGCCGCAGCACCAAAGTCTGCTAAAAAAGAAATCGATCGTTTTGCTGATGCGTGGGATGATTCTCCTATCGACATGAGCAAGGTTGATTTTAGCGAGTTTGGCATGGAAAGTTCAAAGCCATACTCAACAGCTCGTCGTGCAGCAAAGAAGACTGACGATGCAACCCCTGCACCAGCTCCAAAGCCAGCAGCTAAAAAAGCTGCGCCAAAGAAGTCGGCACCAAAAACAACAAAACCAAAGGCTAATGCAAAAGCTGCGTTTGACAAATCTGTGGCACCACTTAAAACCGGATCACAAACCAAATTGACATTTAAGACTCAAGCTGATTACAACCAGTTTCTAAAGACTGGCGGTAAAGAACGTCTGCGTCAGATGTCACCAGATGTTCGTGCATCATTTGAAAGAGTAAATGAAAAGTGGATGAAGGGCGCAACAGAAGCAAGACAGGCTGCTGAAGAAGCTCAAAAGAATAATGCAGCTAGGGCTCTTGCGCGTAAGGGTCGCTATGACAGGGCTCGTCCTGCACTTAAAGCCAAGTTCAATGAGGCACTTATTAAAAAGCAAGAGCGAGAACTGCTAGCTAAAGTAACAAAGAAGAAGTAATGCTTTCTGCTGAACAGATTGTAGAACTCTACAACCAGAGAAAGAAGGCTGCTGGTCCAGTAAGAGAGCAGATGCGCCGTATTCGTGACCTTGCGAACGGCGACATTGTGCTTCCACTTAATGAACTAGACCGTAACGCACGCAGTTCTGTAGCCAACTTGTTTGTTCAGGGCCTTGAGCAGATGTCGATGCGTGTTGCATCCACGATGCCATCGCCGTACTTCCCTCCAATCAAGGAGGGATCAGAGCGCAGCAAAAACAACGCCAAGCAAAAGAAGCAGGCGATGCTTGCTATCTGGGACAACAACCGTATGCCAATGAAGATGCGCCGTCGTGCGCGTCACTTGTTTGCGTATGCCAACTCTCCGGTAATCATCAAGCCAGACTTCCGTAAGCTAACTCCTACTTGGCAGGTGCGCAACCCGCTTAACACGTTTGCTGCACCAGTAGAAGATCTTGATGACCCAGTTCCATACGACTGTATCTTTACCTATCAGGTAACTGCTTCATTCTTGATCCGTACATACGGTGAAAAGGTTGTGCAGCAGCTGCGCATGGGCAAGGTGGACAACGATCAGAAGTTCACAATGCTTGAATATGTTTCACCTGAAGCAATTCAAATGTGCGTTCTGGGTGCAACACCAGACTACGAGGAATCAGAAACACCTGAGTATGGTGGTTTCCCGGCAGTAATGCTTGAGCAGATCCCTAACCGCACAGGACTTCCTCTTGTTGTTAACCCTGGACGTATTACCCTTGACAAGCCACGCGGTCAGTTCGACGGAATCCTTGGTATGTACTACACGCGCGCACGCTTGCAGGCTCTGACCGAAATTGCTATTGAGCGCGGTATCTTCCCAGAAGAATACCTTGTTGCACGTTCTGGGGAAAACCCAGAGATCATCCAGATTGCTGACGGCAAGACTGGACAGCTTGGTGTTGTTAAGGGCGGAGACATTCAGCAGTTGCAGGTAAACCCTGGCTACAAGACCGACACAGCACTTGACCGTCTTGAGCGCCAAGAGCGTCTTGAGGGGGCTATCCCAGCAGAGTTCGGTGGAGAGTCAAGCAGTAACATCCGTACCGGTCGTCGTGGTGACGCAGTTCTTTCTGCAACAGTTGACTATCGAGTACAGGAAGCGCAAACCATCTTTGAATCTTCAATGATCGAGGAGGACAAAATTGCTATCGCTATCGAAAAGGCTTACTGGGGTACGTTCCAGAAGTCGTTCTATGTTCCGGGCCGTGCAGCAGCGGGTATATCTCTGTATGTTCCTGCTCAGCTATGGGATAATGATTTCCATTACGTGTCTTATTCGGCGGCTGGATCGGATGTCAACGGCCTCGTTGTCGGACTCGGTCAAAGACTTGGAACGGGACTTATGTCAAAGGAATCTGCGCGTGAAGCAGACCCATTGATCTCTGACCCAGATCTAGAACACGACAGAATTATCCAAGAAGGAATCGAAGCTGCATTGCTTGCATCTATACAGCAGCAGGCAGTCGATCCTAACGGTCCTTACCAACCAGAAGATCTTGCATACCTCACACGTTTAGTGGTAGAAAATGATGTGACACTTTATGAGGCAGTCAAGCGCACAGATCAACGGGCACGAGACAGGCAGGCCGCAATGGTTCCTCCTGGCTCTCCGGAGATGATGCCTGGACTTGCAGCACCAGGAATGGGAGCAGAGGCACAAGCAGCGCCAGCTCCTGGACCTGCAGGTGGCGGAGGACTAGAAGCATTACTCTCACAACTAGGAGGCTGAAATGGCAATTCGTAGCGATCTTCAAAATCCGGCAGCAAAAATTGGTAGCACCATGACACCAAAAGTTGCTCCATCAAACCAGTACGGAGAATCAGCAAAGCTAATGCGTGGACTGAAGGACGTACCGGCTAGTGCTCCTCCAACAGAACAGGTACAGCAGCAGCCACAGGGTCCACGACCAGGAGCTGTTGTTGATTTGCTTGCACCAACTGGGTCACCAATGGAGCCAATTACTTCTGGTGCTGACTTTGGCCCAGGCATGTCTTCGTTTCAAGCTGGAATACCTATGCCTAATCCAAACAATGACGCAATTGTAGAACTGCGAAACATCTCACGCATGTTCCCTGAAAGCGGTATTGCCGACCTTCTTGATAAGTATGGAGCGTAATGTTTCGTTGGGAAGATCATTTAGATCTAGCGTCGCGTGAGGCCGTATCCAAAAGTGCGCTTAACTACGCAAACGAAAAGGCTCGACCAGCAATCATAGATCCTCTCGTCACTGAGAGAATTTCCTACATCAATAACCGTGCTCCGTGGCTAGCACCAAAGACACAGGTTGCATTGGCCAAGTCGTACGCAAGTGACTTTGCTGTTGATCACATTGCAGGTTTATCTAGCCGTGAACTGGTCAACAATCCACAGCAGGCTTACGCTCAGCTCAAAGCAGAACCTCGCCGGTACTTGGTCAGCCCATCTGCTGTTCAAGCACGCATCAATGTTGGCCAAGGAAAGAAAGATCAAGATGTGGACTTTCTTGACCGCATCTATGGTGGTCTAAAACAGACATCTCGTGTTGCTACAGCTATTGGCATCGGTGCTGGTGAGCTATTGAGCAATACAGCGGCATTGGAGTTTGAATCTCTTGGGCCATTAAACTCCGTAATCAATCCATTTTATACACTTGGAAGAGAAGCAGAAGGAAAGAATCAGAACTTAAAGACTGCTCTTGAGTCTTTGAGTTTGTGGCAGCTACTTACAGACTGGGAGAATCAGGGTGAAGGTTTCTTTATCTCCGAAGATCAAATGTCTCGTCAGGCTGAGGCAGCAAGACAGTTCCGTGGAACTATAAATGGTGCCGCATTTACTATTGGTCGTGGTGCTGCAGCTACAACCGGACTTGATGGCGACAAGTGGTACAACAACATCTCTGGATTTATTGACTTTGGTATAGCTCTTGCAATCCCGGATCCAAACAAGTACATAGTAAAAGGTGCTAAGGGGGCTATTGCCGGTGTAAAAGCAGCTCAGGTTGCCAGTAAGGGTGGAGATTTTGCCGAAGCGTTTACCGCTGCTAAAGGCATAGTTCCCCTTGTCAGCCAGACTGATGCAACAGCATTTGCAAAAGCGCTACAGGCTGAAGCAGGCATAACAAAAACTCTTGAAGGAAGTTCTATTGATGTTGTCAAGTGGAACAACTTCATGGATAATAATAACGTCGCTGTAAGCGCAGTAAAGAGCATTATCAAGACAACTAGGCCAGAGGAAATCCTTGAGCGATTCAAGGGTAGAATCACCATAGAAGACGCTAAAGCTTTTGCAAAGGCAAAGAACGCAGATGAGGTTAAGCAGGTTCTAATCAAGCAGTATGCAATTGGTCCGCGTACTTTGTCGAATAGCATCTACGACATTAACCCAACCATTACTTCTCGACCTGGAGCATTCCTTGTTCAGAGAACACCATTGAAGCGCTCTCGTTTGCTTATGCACTTGCCTGAGCGCGACATTGTTATTAATGGCGACGACCAGCAGCGTAGTGCTTCTGTACTTAACATGATCAAATCCATCAGAAATGCCGGTGGAACAGATGATGATGTTCGTAAGTTTAGCGAAAATGCATTCAAAAACTTTGGTGCAAAGTCAAGTGCTGACGACCAACGAGATGCATACAAGGTATACGAAAACGCAGTTCGTGTGATCCTTGAGCGCAACGGTGTCGGCAAAGAGGTTAGCGATCTTGTATTTGAGCGTCCACGCTACGACATGCAGAGATTGCGTAAGTACATGTCTGACCGCATGGGCGTTGAGACCGACAACGGGATGATGAAGGTTTATGCATCTCAGCTTCGCAAGCATTTTCCGGACACCGTGTACAACGACATGCTTGAAAAGATTGCGGAAACAGGGTACGAAGGATTTGGATTTACCCGACCAATGCAATTGTCAGAATTGTTTGACAGGGTTCAAACACTCCCGGATATCAGGGAACTGCGACGACTAACCAGCAACCCACTTATAGCCGAGGCAATGAGTAAAGTTGGTGTTGACTTTAAGCCAACAAAAGTTCTTACTTCAAAGGTTAGAAGACTTGATGTTCGTGAGTATCTTGACGAAGAACGTGCAGCTCAAATCAATCAAGAGTTGCAAGGTCTTTACGGAAAGACAAGAAGCAATGAGAACAACCTGAAGATAGGTCAACTCAAAGATGAACTTGATTCTATTACCACAGAGAAAAAAGCTTTTAGATATACGGGTGAAGCAAACATGGGTATTGCTTTCCTTGACACATTGCAGAACTCAATCTGGAAACCATTGCAATTAGCTACGGTTGGTTACGTAGTTCGTAACGCAATCGACGCCCAGATTCGTATGGCATTTGGCGGAGCTTCAGGATTCTTAAACCACCCAGGCGAGTACATCACTCTGATGATAGGTGAAACAAAGTCTGCAAGCAAGTTGATGAAGATGGCTAAGAAAGCCGGTCTGGATACCATGGAGAAATCAATCCTTGGTGAAACATTGACTGCTAGTTCAAAGAATTTAGTTGGCGATCTACGCAGGGAGCATGCAGAGCTTCTGGGTCTTGACCTGCGCAAACAGGGTCTTGGTGCATCAACTGGTGGAACTCATCTTCACAGAACAAACAACTGGATAAGTGTTTCCAAGTTTGATAACGAGAACTACACAAGAGGCGTGATCACCCAGATCAGACTTGCACACGAAGATGAATTAAGAAGTTTTGTTGCTCGCGGTCGCATCCTGGGTATGGACGACGAAGAGATAATGCAAGGACTTTTGTCAATTGCAAAACAAGAACAAAACTTCAAAAACATAGATGGCATCTACCGTCATGGCGTTTCGTTCAAAGACATTAAGGGCCAAGAAGTGTTTGGTCCACTTGTCACATTGCGTGGTTTGGATAAAGATGCGCTAGATGACTGGCTCAGGAATGTGCATTTAAAGCCTGTGGTTGTTGATGATGTCGACAATCTTGCTGGTGGATTGCAAGAGATGAACTTTATGATTGCATTCGATAGGGTGCCGGAGTTCGATAAGGCATTTACAAAACAGATTGACGAATTGATTCCTAAGTTCCCAAATGAAGATCTAAAAGCTGGATCATTTATAAAGAACGCAGACGGAACAGAAGGTGTTATTACGCGACTTGCTGATAACGGTGAGGCAACGGTGATCCCTGTTCTTGCTGGTTCAGCGAGTAAGGGGTTTGCTGGACACAAGGCAGCTCAAAAGTTTGTCCGCAACTCACCAGTTACATCTGGTGTGGCTGGAGACATTGGTCTTCCTCAGCGAGTTGAAATGGAGATCATCCACGCAGGTCGCAAAGAAAGAGACGTTTGGTTTGGGGATGTTCAGGACAAACTTGACACATTCACGGACAAACTGTTTAATGAAATGTACGGACAGAAATGGGTTAAGACAACTGAGCGTAGCCCTGTGTTCCGCAAGTTTTACTACGAAACAGTACTTGAACAGATTGGCCGACTGAGCAAAGAAGAAGCCGAAGGTCTAATAGCCAAGTTAAAGCGAAATGCTCAAGAAGCTGGATTTGGTGACGACATCGGTAAGTACATTGGCAATGCTGAAGCAGCAAAACGATTGATGACCGTCAAGGGGACCGGAAACGTTACGGCTGCACAGCTTGACGATTACGCACGCATAGCTGCTATCGAAAAGACAAAGGGTCTTCTTTATGATGCCAGCGAAAAGAACAACCTAGAAGACATTCTTCGCATCATTACTCCGTTTGTTTCTGCATGGAGAGAAGTTCTTGGAACGTACATCGGACTCATGATCGAAGACCCAACCGTGGCTACACGCTTTGGTCGTTTTGCCGGACAGCTAATGAACAGCGACCCGGACAAAGATGGTCGTGGTTTCTGGTACCGAGATCCACAGACAGATCAGATGTACTTCAAGTTCCCTGCTATTCCTGGGATGCCATCGTGGGTTCTTGACAAGATTACCGGAGGATCCGCATTCTTCGAAGCACCGGTATCACAACTTAGTCAAGGTCTTTCGTGGGTCCCTGGACTTGGTCCTATTGCGCAGATCCCTGCATCATTCCTACTTCGCAACAGACCAGACACAGACAAGATTGTCCAAGTGTTGATGCCGTACGGAAAGGTTTCTAAATCAGAAACTCTAAGTTCGCTAAACCCTGCTCCACCGGTTGCAACAAAACTGTACGGTGTTCTTACTAGCTACTTTACGAATAGTGAAGACCAAATGAACACCACGGTGGCTGGTGCGTATATCGAAGTCTTGCGAGCTAAATACTCGACTGGAGAGTACGACATCAATACAGAGGAGGGGCTCAGGAAACTAAAGAGCGATACTAAGCGTGATGCGCAGAACATAACCATCCTTCGCGCTGCACAACAGTTTCTTGGACCAACCTCACCTCAAGTTGGAATGAAGGTCAAGGCTCAGGGAATCGACATCTATGTTGACGAAATGACAAAAGTATTCCAGAAGATGCAAGAAGAAAACTACGACACAGCTGTTCAAAGATTCCTCAGCGTATTTGGAAACGAAATGGCTTTGTATGTTGGATCAAAGACTAGGTCTCAGGTTCCAGGTCTTGAGGCATCACGCGAGTTCGGTGAGTGGGAGTTCGAAAACAAAGACCTACTGTCGGGAACTTATAAAGATGTTGCGGCTTACTTTGCGCCTGCTGGATCTGAGCTCAACTTTGACGTGTTTAATCGCCAAGTCCAAGAGGGCAAACGAGTAAAGCTCACGGATGATGAGTTGATAGAAAACGCACAGAACCGAATTGGATCATCGAAGTTTCGTGCTGCCCGCAAGATGTTCGGACCATTCCCTAACGAAGCACAGAGAGCAAGGCTGGATGCTTATCGCGCCTCACTCAATGAGCAGTACCCTGGATTCCCTAGGTATGCACAGTTCGAGGTTGGTCAATTCCCCAACCAGATTAAGAAGCTTGGAGATCTTGTTGAAGACTCACGCCTTCAGGACAACCCACTAACCCCTGTGTTGCGGGAATACTTGAACACGCGAGAAATCTATTTGGCTCAAGCTGGTGGTAAATCGTTTGAGTCAAAGAAAGCAACTCCTTCGAGAATGTACATGTACAACTACGGAAACAGGCTTGCTCAGGAAAACCCACAATTTGATAGAATCTGGCAACGATTGCTTATCCAAGAGGTTGAGGACTAATGCCTAGGTACACAAATGAAACTAAAGAGGATCAGGGCTCGGGCAAATCATCTTCTGAAATGCTTAAAGATAAAGGTCTTGTCGAGCAACCAGATGACGGTCTTGGAACCGGCGGCGTAATTCCGAAGACAACTGCAACTACTGGAACAAAGATAGCTCCACCAGTTCCTATTATTCCAGACAAGAATGACTTCAATAACGCATCACTAGATGAGCTGATTGATCCATCCTTCAAGGGGCAGAACACCCTGATACGAACCGGGCAGAACACCTGGACTTATTATGGACCACAGCTAGTCACAGAAGACGGACACCTGTCTGGTGGAACATACAGCTCAGATGGTTCTGATATTGCGTCTGAGTTCTTTGGCGTTAAGACTGCAGCAGAACGTCAGACCATGATCGCTACAGCACAGAAACTTGGATTGTTCTACGGTTCAAAGCCAAGTGCAGCAATGCTTGCTGGCACCGGATTGGATGCTAGCGATCAGCGGGCTGTGCAGGGACTTCTTGACTTTTCTGTTCGACAAAAACGTACATGGCGTGCTGTCGCAGCGGGCATTGCATCTGGTCAAATATCTGTAGCAGGTGGTGGGGGTGGTCCTAGCTATAGCGTTGTGTCCACAGAAGATGCAATGGATGCAGTACGTGAAGAGTTCTTTAGGGTTCTCAAGCGCCCTCCGACTCCGGCGGAAGCTCGGCAGGCAGCTCTGAGTATTCAGCAGGCAGAACGCTCTCGTGCTTCTGGTGGTTCAATGGACCCAACGTCTCTTGGTGTTGCAGCTAGGTCACAGGCAGAGAAGGCGGCCCCTGGTGAGTTTGCAGCCAATGCTGCTGGAAGCGCTATGACAAGAATCTTCGCACTACTTGGTGGTCAATAATGGCACCTAAACAAAAACCAGAAACAAAATCAAAGCAAGACTGGAAGGCGACATTCATTGCCAAGTATCCGCAGTTTGCAAAGATACTTGATGGTGGTGCCGGAGAAGCAGAGGCCCGCAACGTATTTGGAGACGACATCATTGACTTGATTCTTGATGTTGCAAACAACCCAAAGCAATATGACTTCACAACCCAAGCTGGTATCGAGGCGTTTGACGCAAAGGTATATGCGACCAAGTACTACAATGAAACATCAAACGCAGCAAAGTTATTTGATGCACTCACCGAGGGTGAGCGGATGGATAGGGTTCAGACGAACCGTGTCAAGATTGCATCTGAATACGGAGATCTTGGTCTAACAAAGACTGAACTTGACAGTATTGCTGCAACTGTTAGCCGTCGTGGTCTTGCTGGTATTGCTGCATCTCAATACATCAACACGGTTGTGGGTTCTCGTGGTCGCGGCAAGCAAGATCTATTGGAAAGCGCCGATGCTGCTGCGTTAAAAAAAGTTGCAGATGCTTATGGATACAAGCCAGCCGATCTTGACGACCAGATCCTTGCAGCAATTCAGGGCAAAGAGTACGACGGGGAGTTGCTCACGGCTGACAGTTTCAAGAAAAAAGGAATTGCTTTAGCCAAGGCCGCGCACTTCCAGCTTTCTCCACAGCTCGATGCAGGACTAACCCTACAGGAAATCTTTTCTCCATACCGAGACCTAGCCTCACGAGTACTTGAAGTTGCGCCAGATTCAATTGACTTCAATGACCCAAAGTACAGCATTGCATTTGGTACAAAAGACAAGCCGTCCATGAGCCTGAACGAGTGGATGGAAACTCTTAAGTCAGATCCTAAGTACGGTTACGACAAGACATCTCAAGCAAAGAACGACGCTAGGGCAATGGTTATGTCCATGGCCAAAGCATTCGGGAAGGTTCAGTAATGGCAACGCCTGAAGAAATTAGCAATCTTTATTCACAAGTTGGATCACGTATTACTGGAGCTGGCCAGACCTACATTGATGGCATTTACTCCAGCTTTCAAGCTGGAACAATTACATCGCAGCAGGCTGCCGATGCTCTCAACAACATGCTTCGTCAAGCCAATTACGGATACACCGGAATGGAGGGAAGCAGCATTGAGTTTGATCCATCCGGAGTCCCAAACGCGGGGTCGGCTAAAGAAATACTTCGCACGGGTTTGGCTTCATACGGGTTAGATAGTTTGTATGACGCAATCTGGACCAAGTACACCCGTGGTGAGGTTGATCCAAGCAACTCTGATGCATTCATCTATTCTCTGAAAGAAGAGCCTGCATACAAACAGCGCTTCGCAGCTAACGAGATCCGTAGGGCTAAAGGTTTGCCGGAACTATTGCCATCCACCTACCTGTCAATGGAGCAGGAATACAAGAACGTAATGTCGTTCAATGGTTTGCCTCAAGGTTTCTACTCAGACCGTGATCAGCTGGACAAGCTGATCGGTGGAGACGTGTCGGTTAACGAACTTAACAACAGGCTTCGTGACGCTTACCGTGTAGTCAAGGACGCTCCGGCTGACGTGACTGAAAAGCTAAAGACAATGTACGGACTAAGCGATGGCGACATCCTTGCTTACTTTATTGACCCAGAGAAGGCTCGTCCGATGATGACTTCTGGTGAATACAAGATCCAGGCACAGGCAGCATTGACTGCAGCTCAGGCCGAGCGTCAGGCTGGCCTTACAGTTGGTAGACAGTTCTCTGAGGATGTTGCCCGTCGTGGCTTAACACAAGCACAGCAGACAGCAGGATTTGAAAGCGTTGCTGGAATGCGCGAACTTCGTCGTGCAGCAGAAACAGAAGCAGGTCTAACCCAGGAACAAATAGCTGGCGCCGCACTTAACACAGATGCTGAAGCAAAGCGCAGACTCGATGAACTCAAGCGACAAAAAGTTGCTGGACTTTCCGGTGGTGGATCATTCACACAACGTCAAGTTGGTGGAGCAATTCAGTCCGGTTTAGGAAGCGTGTGATATAGTTTTAACAGTTCCACTAGGAACTAACCATTGGAAAATCCCCCGGTTTCAATGTGCACTTAGGGGTGAATTAAGTTAAGCAGCCGTTTGGTTCCTCCAACCAAGCGTGGGCAGAAGGAGTGGGTCATGTCAGAACAAGGCTTCTACGAAGAAGAGGACGTTCAAGACCAAGTGCAGCAACCTCGAGATCCAGTCAGGTCACACCTGAAGAAACTGGAACAAGAGAACAAAGAACTTCGACAGCTGAAAGCAGATGCTGAAGCAGCCAAGAGGAAGTTAGCTTTCGTGGAAGCAGGCGTAGACCTGTCAAGCCCGGTAGCTGAATACTTCGTCAAAGGCTACGACGGTGAAATCTCTGCTGAAGCCATCAAGTCTGCAGCTTCCAAACTTAATCTCACACCGCAAAGTGCACCAGCACCTCAGCAGGTAGCGCCAGCAGAACAGCAGGCGTGGAGCCGAATGGGGAACGCAGCCCGAGTAGGTGATGCAGGTGAGCCAGAAGTTGATTTTGCTTCACGAATCTCAAACGCCAAATCTGAACGAGAAGTGATGGAATTACTGGCCCAGGCGCGAGCCAACCAAACCAACATCATCTAACTCAATTAAGGAACTAATAACATGGCAGGCGAAACAACAACCTCGTCACTGTCCGTAGATCAAATTGCGTTTGACCGTCTTGCATACTTCGCATTGCGTTCAGAGCTTTTGTTCGATCAGGCAGCTGACGTACAACCAGTAGCACAGGCAATGCCTGGAAGCGCTGTAACCTTCACTATCTTCAACGACATCGCAGCAGCGACCAGCACGTTGAACGAAGTGACCGACGTAACTCCTACTGCCCTTTCGGACAGCCAGAAGACCGTCACCCTTGCAGAATACGGCAACGCCGTAGTGACCACAGCTAAGCTCCGTGGCACCGCGTTCTTGGACGTAGACGCTGCAGCAGCAAACGTAATCGGCTACAACGCCGGTGACTCAATGGACAAAGTTGTGTCGGCAGTTCTTGCTGCAGGCGACAACGTAGCTTACGCAACTGGTGGTGCTTCGGCTCCTTCATCACGCGTTGGCATGGCTGTTGACGACTTGCTGGTAGCAAACGACATTCGCAAGCAGGTAGCTGCATTGCGTAAGGCCAACGTTCCAACCTTCAATGGTTCGTACATCGGCTTCATCCACCCAGACGTTTCGTACGACTTCCGTTCGGCAACCGACGCATCAGCATGGCGTACGCCAGCTAACTACGTTGACCCAACCGGGATCTACAACGGCGAAATCGGCCTCTTCGAATCAGTACGATTCATTGAGACCCCACGCGCACCAATCTTCGAAAACGCTTTCAACGGCGCTGGAGCAACTGGTACGGGTGACTCGTATGCAACTCTTATCATGGGTCGTCAGGCTCTTGCTAAGGCGTTCAGCACACAGGATGGAAACGGCGCAATGCCAAAGGTTGTTCGCGGCAACGTGACCGACTTGCTCATGCGCTTGATGCCAATTGGTTGGTACTGGCTCGGTGGCTACGGCCGCTTCCGCGAAGCATCATTGCGTCGCATTGAGTCAGCATCGTCAATCGGTGTAAACGCAAGCTAAGCAGCTAACTACATAGCTGTAAGCAGCAAGCCCCTCCGACCTGAAAAGCGGGGGGGCTTTGCTATACTAATTAAGAACTAGGAGTCATATGTCAATTTCAAACTACGCAGAACTTAAGTTGCTTGAGCATGTCACAGGCAAAACTTCATTTACCATGCCATCGAATGTGTACTTAAAATTGCACACTGGTGACCCAGGTGAAGACTGCACATCAAACGCAGCAACAGAAGCTACACGCAAGATCACAGCTTGGGCTACTGCATCAGCTGGTGCGATTGCAACTAGCGCAACTGTTGAGTGGACGAACGTTTCAACAACCGAGACCTACACTCATTGGTCAATGTGGGATGCATCAACATCGGGCAACCCATTGTGGAATGGTGCACTGTCTGCATCTGCTGCTGTGACCGCTGGTGACACTTTCCAAATCACATCACTTACGCTGTCTCTCGACTAGTAGGTAGGGGAATCCCCTATGGCTGCTTTTCAGAGCACGCTCACAGATTTTTCATCTGCATATAGACCAGCAACTGGTCTTTACTTTGGCGCACCAATCTGGCAGTTAACTGCTAGTGGATCTGGTGTTGGATCAGCAACATCAGTTTCGTTTGCAACTAAAGCAAAGCAAGGAACTGGATCTGGTGCCGGATCTGCTGTTGCTATTGGTGTACGAATTGTTGGAAGAACAGCTACTGGATCCGCAATAGGTGCACAAGTTGCCGTAATCTCTGGCCCAACGCAGTTAAGGCTTGGTGCTGTAACAGACTTCTCATTCCCATTCCTTAACGGTGGACGCTTCTACCTTGGACCTGCTTACTATCTGAGAACAGCCTCTGGAAGTGGAGTAGGATCTCAATCAGCAACCTCAATACATGTTGTTGTTCGTTCTGCAACTGGATCCGGATCTGCCGGGGCATCAACAAGCACGGATCTTGAAATACTCTTTAGGTCCGCAACTGGATCCGGAACATCATCCAGTGAAGCCGACCCATTCTTGTTTGTTATTCGACAGGCTAATGGATCTGGTGCCGGAACATCTTCTGCAGTATTCAGGCGTGAACGACTGCGCGCAGCTACCGGTACAGGAACTGGAGCAGCAACCGCTACAAGGCTTGTAAAGAATCTTAGGTCGGCAACTGGATCCGGAGTTGGCTCAGCTGTTGCCATACGACTCGTTCGTACAATTAGAACCGCTACTGCTTCTGGAGTTGGAACTGCCTCATCTGTATCCATCGAGCTACTCCCAAGAACTGCTAGCGCATCTGGGACTGGATCAACTGTTGGAAATGCAACATGGTCAAAGTCGAGAATCTTCCGTGTTCCAAACACAACTAATTATTCGTGGGCAGAACTTTATGGTGACAATCAGGCAGACAGATTGTTTGCGCATGTTCCACCAGGGGTTCGTGCGGAGAACCTGTACCGTTTGCCAGATGGATCGTATACAATCAATGACCCTGGACATGGACGTTCAACAAGGGCTTACCTTGGTGGACACAACATATTCCTTGATGACACAGAAGTGGCAGAGCTGACTGCAGCTGGATACGGAGCGTACATATCGTGATTCACCAACAGACACACCCAACCCTAGATGTCGAGGGCTGCTTTGCTTGCCGTGTTTCCGGTATTCGCATGGGCATGAACACAACCACAACTCGTGGGCAGAATGTAGAAAGCATCAACAAGACTGAGCGCAACTGGCAGAAAGACATGCCAGCCTATAAGCGTTTACGCAAAGAGGGTTTGCAGCCAAAGAGCATTGATGGCGCTGCTGCAATTGAGAAAAAAGCTGAGCACAAGTGGCAGGTTGAAACGGGCATTGGTATCTGATGGCTTACACAAAACCTGAACTCCGGGAGCGAATCAAGAACAGGGTTATGGCTGGATCAAAGGGTGGCAAGCCCGGACAATGGTCAGCTAGAAAAGCTCAGATACTCGCGCAAGAATATGAGAAGGCTGGCGGCGGGTACTCCGGGGCAAAGACTGAAAAGCAAAAGAGTCTTTCCAAGTGGACAAAAGAAAAGTGGCAGACATCTGACAAGAAGCCAGCCGACAGGCCAGGTGGAACAACCAGGTACCTTCCAAAGAAAGCATGGGACAAGTTGTCTCCTGCTGAGAAGGCTGCAACGAATAAGAAGAAGCAAGCTGGCTCAAAGGCTGGAAAGCAATTTGTACCAAACACTCCGGCCGCCAAGAGGGCTGGCAAACAAGCAAGAGGAAACTAATGGCTATTGAATACAGAGGCGAAAAGTTTGCTGGCTACAACAAACCAAAGCGCACCCCTGGAGCAAAAAAGTCTCACGCTGTATTGGCTAAATCTGGAGAACAGGTAAAGCTGATTCGCTTTGGGCAGCAGGGTGTTCAGGGTTCGCCAAAGAAAGCTGGTGAGTCAGCTTCCTACAGGAAACGACGTGAATCATTTAAGGCTCGCCATGCAAAGAACATTGCAAAAGGCAAGATGTCTGCAGCTTATTGGGCAGACAAGGTCAAATGGTAAGATCGTTTAGTCGATAGGAGACAATATGCCAAAGGTTGGAAACAAGAAGTTCGGTTACGGTGCTAAAGGAATGGCGGCAGCAAAGAAAGAATCTGCCAAGTCCGGCAAGCCAATGAAGATGGACAAGTCCAAGATGAAGGACAAGAAAAAGAAGTAAATGACAACAGCTGCAACCGTCATCGACAGGACGTTGCGCCAGCTACTATCGGGAACAGTAGAGGCACGCAACAAGCTTGCTTCGACTATCAACTCATCTGCTACTAGTGTTACAACTACGTACGCACTTGAGTCCCTTCGTGCTGGACAGGTATTTGAAATTGAGTCAGAGATGTTCTACATCTGGGAAGCTGACCCTGCTACCAAAACACTTACAGTACAACGAGGATATAACGGCACAACCGCAGCTGCCCACACGGCCGGGGCAATAGTTACATCAAGCCCAAGGTTTCCAAGAGCTCAAGTGCTTGAGGCGATCAATGACGAGATCATGGATCTTTCTTCACCTATGCACGGCTTGTTCAAGGTTGAAACCCTAAACATCACATACAACGGTTCAGACAGAATGATCAACCTGACAGGCGCAACTAACGTTATTGACCTGCTTGGTGTGTCTGTCCGGTACCAAAATGACGACTACCCAGTTACAAGAAAGGTGAAGCTCGTTCGGGATCTCCCTACGGACGACTTTGCTTCTGGTTATGCTCTCAAGTTCGACCAAAACGTTTATCCCGGCAGACTGAGGATTGTTTACAAAACTACATATAGTGGCGTAACCAGCGAATCCACCGACATAAACACAACATGTGGTATCCAGGAATCTATCACCGACATTGTTACTATCGGCACTCAGATCCGCTTGATAGCCCCACGAGAAATAAAGCGCAACTTCACAGAGTCTCAGGGTGATACACGTCGTGCAGAAGAAGTTGGTGCTGGTGCGGTGACAGCTTCCATCTCAAACATGAAGCAACTTCGCAGGGACCGAATCACAGCGGAGGCAGCAAAACTAGCTAGAGCATACCCAACGTTCTTGACCCGGGAGTAAGCCATGGCTGGCTTGCTCACGTTTGCAGAACCATTTGTAAACACACACCCATTCTTTACAGGAAGACCATCCAACAACTTGGTACCAGACATTTTCCCGATAGCGATTGACGGTCGACCATACTTGGTTGATCAAAAGTCAAGTCAGTTCATGCGTGGATTTGAGGCGCGTGTCCGCGACTCTGTTGACCAGTCGACATCTCCTGGTGAAGCTGCTATCAACCCACAGGGATTGTGGCGTCGTGGTGAAACCTCTTGGCATTTGGGTGCAGGACAGCTGTATGCAGATACCGCGGAGGCACAGGACTACAGGTTTTATTCCAGCAAGGGTATCAACCCGTGGACCAAAGGCCAGCTTAAGCTTCTTAATAAAGTTAAAGAATCACTTAGCTCAGGCAACACAAACCTGCATCTTCATGTTGCTGACGGGAAACTGTATGTAGCAGATGGTGCTACGGTCAAATACTCATCCAACCCCTTTGCCTCTAGCCCAACCTGGACTTCTGTTACTGGACTTCCTAATGCTGTACCTCGCGACATGTCATCTGACGGAAGCAACATCTACCTGACCTATGCGGGTCTTAGCAGCAGCTATGGACTGTGGAAGATTGATGACAGTCAGGTTGCTTCAAACGTGGCGTATGGTCACGAGCTTTATTATGTTGACTATGTAAAGGGATACGTAATGGTTGCCGGTAACTCGGCATCCGGAAACTCTAACGATCTTTACTACAGTCCAAGCGGAAACATTGGAGCTGACGACTACAGTCACCCTCTGTCAACATGGAACTGGACAAGCTTTGCATCTGGCCAAAACGCAATCTATGTAGCTGGCCACTCTGGTGACAAGGGGGCTATCTACAAAATAACTATTGCAAGTACTGGTGTTCTTGACACACCTGTTGTTGCGCTTGAGTTTCCAACTGGTGAAATCCCTTATACTGTTTACGGCTACCTTGGTGGGATCTTTATCGGTACCAGCAAGGGAGTTCGCTATGCAACGTCGGACAATGACTCAAACCTTGTGTCCGGTTCGTTGATCCCAACATCTGGAAGCGTGACTACATTTACCGCTGATGACAAGTACGTGTGGTTCAACTGGTCCAACTATGACGGCGTGTCTACCGGGCTTGGCAGGATCGACCTATCGTCGTTTACAAGCGCAAACACTCCGGCGTATTCAACGGACTTAATGCACACCTCCACGGCCAGTGTGCTGCATGTAGTGACCTACGACAATAAGCGTGTGTTCTCAATATCTGGTGATGGCGTGTATGTCGAAGATGCAGCCAACCTGGTTGAGACTGGCGAAATAGTCACCGGAACATACCGTTGGGGCATACCTGACCGGAAGTTCGTGGCCAAGTTTGATGTCCGAACGACACCGCTTGAAGGAGTCGTTACGCCGTATATTTCAATCGACTCAGCCGCGTATGTATCGTTGTCTCCGCACTCGCAGCAGTCTGCAACAGAGAAGGTGTCAAACGGTCCTCAGTCAAAGTTTATTGAAGCCAAGTTCAAGCTTGAATTAGCAAGAGCTACTGCCACAACTGGACCAACCGTAACACGCTGGATGGCTCGTGCTTACGCCTCGCCAGCCAGGAGCCAGGTGTTCCGCGTGCCAATCCTCATGCACCATAAAATTGTGGACAACCGAGGGTCAGAACACTACTTCGATGTTGAGGTAGAGCTTGAAGCATTAAGGGCATTAGTTACAAACCCTGTAGTGGTAAACTATCAGGAAAATACTGAGACATTTTCGGTGGTTGTTGAAGACCTGGAGTTCCAGGTAATTGATGGCTACTATCAAAACTGGGACCTAGAAGGAACCTGTATTGTTACAATGAGATCAGTACAAGATTAGGAGAGTAAATGCCATACGCAACTAGGAGATCGTATTCGGGAGCATCAGCTGCATGCACCCTTGCGTCTACAATCACGTCTGGTGACACCACCGCATCTTTGACCGGCACGACTAGTGCATGGCCAGACACGGCTGGTGGCGCGTTCTACATGGTAATCGATCCGGGTCTAAGCACAGAAGAAAAAGTTCTTGTTGGTGCGCGCTCTGGTGGATCTCTGTCGAGCATTACACGCGGAGTTGATGGAACTACTGCTGCCTCGCACTCAGCTGGAGCAACTTGCTATCCGGTGTTTACAGCTGTAGATGCCGACCAAGCAAATAAAATTGCTTCTACTCTGACCACAAAGGGTGACATCTTTGTAACTGATGGCTCAACAATAACTCGATACCCAATTGGATCTGATCGAAAAGTTCTTACGGCTGACTCTGCTCAGACTTATGGATTTGACTGGGAGTATCCATCAGACCTAACGCTAAATGCTCAGACTGGAACTTCTTATACTCTTGTCGCAGCTGACACGGGGAAATTTGTAACACTAAGCAATGCTTCTGCGATAACGGTTACCGTCCCAACCAATGCTGCTGTGCCATTTCTTATTGGCACACAGGTGAACTTGGTTCAATTGGGTGCTGGTCAGGTAACTGTTGGTGGTGCTGGGGTTACTTTGCGAAGCAACGGAAGCAAGCTTAAGTTGTTTGGTCAATATGCTGCAGCAACCCTAGTGAAGATAGGGACAGACGAATGGGTTCTTGTTGGTAATACGGCAGCGTAGTTATGCAAATACTTGGCATTTCTAACTTCTACCCAACTGCACCCACTACTGCTCCAACGTCTTTAAGCGCTATACCAACGAACACAAACGTTGCAATTTCGTTTACTGCGCCAACTAATGATGGTGGGCTTTCCATCACGAACTACGAGTATTCGTTTAATAACTCTAGTTGGACTGCTCTATCTCCTGCTGATGCAACAAGCCCTGTAACAATTAGCGGTTTAACACAAAATACTGCATACACAATCTACTTGCGTGCGGTCAACGGTGTTGGTTCTGGTCCTGGATCTACCGGAGTTTCTTTTACGACCGAAGGTGTGCCAACTGGAACGCCAACAATTACGTCTATACCGGTTGGAACAACAACAGCTACAGTTAACTTCACATATCCAGGTGGTGGTGGTGCTGTGACAGGGTACGACCTTTATGTTGCAAACCAAACAAACTCCTGGAACAACACAACATCGAGTCCTATATCTGTTACTGGTTTAACAGCAAACAGCTATTACGTTTTCTACGTAAGAGCAAAAAATGCATACGGGGTTGGACCACAGTCGGCTGGTGTTGGCGCTACAACAAACCCAATCTTTATGTCGGCAACTGGTGGTTCAACATTTGATTATGCAAGCGGTGGATTTACATACAGGTCTCACACGTTTACCAGCAGCGGAACATTTACTGTAAGCACGGTTGGTTCTTTTGGAACAGTTGATGCTGTAATTGTTGCTGGTGGTGGCGGCGGCGGAACAGACCGTGGCGGTGGTGGTGGTGCTGGTGGTATGCAAACAACATCTCCGACTCTTGCCGCAACTTCTTATGGCGTTACGGTTGGAGGTGGCGGCGGCTTTAACGGTGGTCAGGGCGGCAACTCTTCATTCAATGGCGTAACTAGCAGCGGTGGTGGATACGCAGGATTTTGTTGTTATGCAAACCCAACTAGCGGTGGCTCAGGCGGTGGTTGTTCTGCTAACGGTGGTTGCGTTGGTGGTGCGGGAACTGCTGGTCAGGGCAATGCTGGAGGCAACGCCCCTGGAACCGGATGGATGGGTTCTGGTGGTGGAGGAAAAGGAGCTGCGGGTGTAACTGCTGACGGTTCTGGACCTGCCGCTGGTGGAACGAATGCGTTCCGTACAGGAAGCAACGAAACATATTCTTATGGTGGCCAGGGTCGTGGTGGTGCTCCATTTAACGACCAACAAAGATACACGGTTGCCGCTTATGGTTCTGGTGGCGCTGGTGGAGCATCTGGTCAAAATGGTTATCAAGGTGTTGTGATTATCAGATACAGGATTGCATAATGGCAAATTACGCTCAAGTTAAAAATGGAGTGGTTGTAGACATTGTTGTAGCCGACCAAGAGTGGATTGGTATACAAGAAGATCCTTCTGAGTGGGTGGAATACACGGATGAGGCTCCGGCAAGAATTGGTGGAGACTACATAGACGGATTGTTCTACACACCAAGTCCTTACCCATCGTGGACTAGGGATGAAGATGGCGACTGGATGCCGCCAACACCTTACCCAACAGAGGTTTACCATGATTGGCAATGGAACGAGGAGACGCTCTCTTGGATAGCAGCGCAAACACAACAGTAATTAGTGAAGAAGAAATAGACAGTTACGCTTCTGCACGCATGGCCATTTGCCGTTCATGCGATCAGCTTAAAATCAAGCTTCCATTATGCAAACAATGTAAGTGTTTTATGCCTGTAAAAACAAGGTTAAAATTTGCTCACTGCCCACTTGATAAGTGGTGAACTCTCGCTGGCTGATATTCATTCCTGTTGCTTTATTTGCATTTATAGCAAAGCCAGCAAAAGCAGATGTACTTGGAGAATGGACATACAGCCAGTCATGCCCAACATCTGGATCGGTAGAAGTAGTTGACGACACAATCATCTTGCATGGCCCAGACCAAGGCGGATGTTCGGGTGCTGCCCACTGGGTAAAGATTGAGACCACAATCCCAGCAGATGTAGACACAATAGATTTTGAATGGTCATACCAGACGACTGATGGTTGGGTGTACGACCCACCACAGTACGGCATCAACGGCACATACACATTGATTACACAACAGAACAATGCGACAGGCGAGCTGTCAGTACCAGTTAATGAGGGTGACATCTTCACGTTCCGACAGTATTCGATTGACACCTGTTGTGCCCCTGGTCACTTAACTATTGCTAACCTATCTTTATGGGCATCTATAACCACATCCACGACGTCGACGACGACAAGTACTACTACTGTTCCGCCAACGACTGTCCCTGCCACGGTCCCGACTACTACGACAGTTCCAGAAACCTCAACCTCGTCTACATCGACGACTATAAGTACGACGAGTACAACATCGTCGACGACAAGTACTACAACGACAAGTACAACAAGTACGACAGTTTTACCGGTTACCTCAACTAGTTCTTCGACTACGTCTACTACTACGACTAGTTCAACTACGACTAGTTCAACTACGACTTCTTCCGTACCGCAAACAACATCATCAGTATTAGTGCCGACCACGACACTACCGCCAGAGCCGTCAACATCTATACCCCCTCAAATATCTGAGCCAGAACCCGTTGAGCCTTCCGTTCCTGAAGAGATTGTTGAAGTGCCGACAGGCACCACAACGACAGTAGTAGAGGACCCCATTCAAGAGGAGACGCCTCTAGAAGAAACAACCACGACAACTGAAGCAAGTCCAGAAACATACCCTGATACTACAGAGGAAACTGTTGATTCCACAATCGCTCCAGATTTAGAGCCAAATTTAGAGCCAGATGCCCCGTTGACTGACGAGCAGGTCACATCCATAATCGAGGAAGCTGAGAGTGTTGAGGCTTTAGTTGAGGCTTTGTCCGAGTTGGAACCAGAACAGGTGGCTCAGGTTCTTGAAGAGATCTTGTCTGAAGAACCAACACAGGAACAGGCTGCAGCGCTTGCAAGCACTCCCGAAGTGCTTGCTGTTGTTAGCGCAGAGCAGGCAGCAGAGATCTTCGCAGCCCTGGATGTGGATGAGCTGACGGACGAGCAGACAGAGCAGCTTGTAGAAGCCGTCCAGAACGCTCCAGAGGCCGTTAGAGAGGAGTTCGAGGACAAGGTGGACATCTTCAAGTCTGGCCTGGATGACTACGTTCCTACGGGCTCCAACATCCCGGTCGGTGAGCGACGCACTCTTGTGGCTATCACGGCGGGGGTAACCCTCGCAGCAGCTGGTACTAGAATTAGACGATAATGAGAAAGATCTTTGACCACCTAGCTGATAACTCCTGGACTTACGCTGGTACCGGCATGGTCTTGATTACCCTGTCTGGCCCTACTTTACGCCAGGCCCTATGGATTACTGGTGTAACATTGATATTGCATTCGGTATTAACACTTAGTAAGAAAGACTAATCATGGCTAAACTTCAGAACATCGCGTTCCGTATCTTCGCACTATTTGGCTCGTCAGCTCTTGCAGCTGTGGCTGGTGGTGCCCTTATCGGCGTTCAGTTGTGGAAGTCTGCAGCACTTGCAGGAATCATGGCATGTGCACAAGTGATTGAAAAGCTCTTGCGCTTCAGCGTTGACGGCAGCCTCACCAAAGAGGAGATTGAACTTGCATTCACTGGTGCAGTCAAGCCTAAGCCTGAAGCAGCAGCTGAGTAATGTCGCTACCGATCGTACCGATCAAGTTCTGCGAACACATCAAGGGAAAAAAGCCGAGCGAAATTACCCCGGCAATGCTTCGAAAGTTATCCACAGGTGGACAGATGCACCATTGTGCTGCTCGTGCATTCGAAGCAATGGTTGCAAAAGCAAAGGCAGATGGGGTGGTTATCAAACCCACTTCAAGCGGTGACACATTCCGCAGTATCGACCAACAACTCAAAGGATTTCTGCAACGCTACAGCGAGACCGATACTGGTACAGGAAAGACACGCACATACAAGGGTAAGAAGTGGTTCCTCAAGCCAGGCAATGCACCTCTTGCAGCTCCTGAAGATGATCCGAAGAAATGCTCGCGTCACATGCTTGGCATTGCTGTCGACATTGCTAACGCTAATGGCAAGATTCTTGAGTGGATGAAGAACAACATTGCTGCATTTGGATTCTCGTGGGAAGTTGTGCCTGAAGAACCATGGCACATCCGCTGGGTAGATAGCACCCCATCACAGGCTGTCCTCGATTACGAGGCAACACTGGCGCCTAAGGCATAACCTTGTGGATGGTGGCGTCGCTATCGTACTTGCTGCTGCTGTTACTGGTTCTTTTAGTTTGCTAACTGTGCTTGTGCAGAAGTTCCGCAAAGAGAACGCCCGTGATCACGACGTGGTTATGGGGATGCTCAAGTACATGCACAAGTCTGTAATCCGTACAGAGGGCAAGTTAGACAAGCACATCGAGGATCACAACAGAAAGATCTGAGTGCCCCCCGTCGGGTTGCCACAGTCCGACTCCCTAAACAAATTCACAGCGCCCAGCCACACGACATGGCTGACTACCCAGGTTCCCCTGTTTACTGCCCACCCCCTGCGACAAGGGCACACACATGCGACTAGCCAGTTGTTGATCGAACACGATATACCCCTACCCAAACTTTTGCAACCTGTGTGTTAATGTTTCCTCCGTCACTCGGGGGCTTTGGTTTTTCCCTTCCTTGGGCCTCCGGGTGACACCTACATACGGAAGGAAACCAATGAGTAAATTCACAGAAGTACTGTCAACTAGACAGCATGTTCCAGCTCAAGACAAAATTAAAAATGCTCTTGACGAAGAATCATACAACGACTTCATGGAAGCAATGAAGAATCCTGGGATAACAGCAGCAGCTATCTGTCGTGCACTAAAAGATCTTGGTGTCGAAGTATCTGTAATGAGCATAC